CCACGCTTCAAAGCCTGGCAACGTCAGCTAACATCAAATGCTTTCTATGCGTGTGCGAGGGTAATACCTGTGACAGTTGAACAATTAAAGGGAATGGAGTAAGGGCAACAATTAACGGTAAAATATTCCGAAAAATGGTAACAATCAATGGAAAAATATTCTACGACAAGCCCGGGAGCTGCGGTACTTGCCCGTTCTTCAGCGATGGCAACTCCTATCTCAGCTCACGGCTTGGGTGTAGTTCCTCAATGGGATTTTGTATAATGTTTCAAGAGAATCATAGAAGCTGGATAAATCCACCACGGAGATGTCAGAAGCTGTTTAACAAGGCTTTCAGAATGCCGGACGGTAGCAAGTTGGTAATTGTAAGAAAGGAGGAAGAATAAATGAGCAAAATATACCATGTTGAGATGAAAGAGCCGATAGAGGGGCGCAAGCACTTCTATTTCGGCTCACAAGCCGCCATTTATGAGATTTTCAGCACCTCACAGGTGGGAATAAGCTACAAGTCATTGACGAACAAATACGACCTCACGGAAAAGCCTTATGAGAACAGGAAATGTATAATCCGCATCGGGGAACTTATCAGGAAGCCGACCAACAGAGGTCCAAGACCTCAGCAGTTTTTCCGATACTGAGACCTGTACCTGATGGAAAATCCGTACCTTTGTATTAACATTCAACGCAACAAAAAAAATATAAGATATGTTAGGAGCAATTATAGGTGATATTGTGGGCTCACGTTTCGAGTTCAACAATGTAAAAAGCAAGAGTTTTAAGCTGTTCACGAAAGAGTGTTCATTTACAGACGATACAATCTGTACGGTAGCCGTTGCGGATGCTATCTTATCCGGCAAGAGTTACCGGGACAGCGTACACGAATGGTGCAGCAAATATCCTAATCCGATGGGCGGGTACGGCGGCTCATTCGCACAATGGGTACATTCTGATGATCCACAACCTTATTACAGTTTCGGCAACGGCTCAGCGATGCGTGTAAGTCCGATTGGCTTATATTTTCATACTGCTGATAGTGTGCTTTTGGAAGCAAAAAAATCTGCTGAAATAACCCATGACCACCCTGAAGGTATCAAGGGAGCTCAGGTTACTGCCATGTGCGTATTTATGTCTCGTTGGGGATTTACAACTGACGACATAACTAAATATGCTGTATCTGAATATGGAGAAATCCCGAAATTCGTGCCGTTCTCCAATCCGTTCAACGAGACCTGCATGAATGCTGTCCCCGTGTCAGTCTCATGTGTTCTTAATAGCACCTGTTTTGAGGAAGCCATAAGAAACGCAATGATTGTCGGCGGTGACAGCGATACGATAGGTGCGATTACAGGCGGCATTGCGGAAGCGATGTACGGTGTTCCCGTAGACCTGAAAGATATTGCGATGTCGTATCTTCCTGATGAAATGAAACGAGTTATAAACCGATTTTACAGTGAGCTATGAGCAAACGAGATGAGCTATTGACTTCATGTAGATATTACAAGGGCGAAAATGAAAACCCTTACAAAGATGGGAACAAAGCCCTATTTTGGGAATATGAGAAGAATTGGCTTGATATGTTCCTTGACGAGAGCCAAACCCTCATAGAATACAGGGATGAGTATGTAAAAGACGGGCTGCTGGACTTTGAGAGCAAGGATGATGTACCTACAACTCTCAAAGCCATGCTTTACAACCGTTTTCTCTATTGGTTGGAAGGGTCTCCGACCGAGTTCAAAAAATTCTATAAGGAACAGTATTTGGGTCAAATCTGACCTACCACTTCAACGTCTATAAAGTATCTCCAGCCCGATTTCTCAACCTTTGTGATGCGAAATCGGGTATTTCTTTGTATCAGCATTTCGTTCTCAGAAGAATATGCAGAACGTCCGTCAATATAGAGCATCTTTGTCCCTTTCGGGCAGTAAATGTTTATTATATTACCACCAAATCCTGTCCCTTTTGCTGCTCCACAACTCATAAATGCAGTATCTGTGATGCTTTTACCCACAAGGGCGTTCAGGCTGCTTTCGTCCAAAGATGCAAGTTGCAGGAATCCTGCTAATCCCTCATCATCAACTCCACGTTGTAGCCAAATATCCTTATCGTATGTAGATTTATTGATAAGGTTTGTCAGGCTGTCTATGTCTTTCGGTGCTAACGGGCTTTCATTGTCAAGAGGAACATTGCCTATACCCTTGAAGTTAGATTTTCCCCATGCACCGTCATATCCTCTCAAAGGCCTGTTTACATATCCGCTTCCTGATGTATATCTCCAAGCCGCATCCTGTTCTTCTTTTGAAGCAGCATTGTATATTTCATCAGCTTTATCCTTGAACTTGTTTACTGAACTGCTGGATGTTTTACACCATATAGCCTTGTCCTTTCTGTCTTTGGTATATGCGCTTTCATCAAAGGTTGTGGACGGTCCTTTCCCGAACATCTTTTTGGCGTTCCGTTGAGCCGCAGCTTTGTCGAGTTGCTCACGCTTCTTTTTGATGTCGAGTATCGTTTTCTGTGCGGCTGCTTTGTCCTTGCTGGATATAGCATCCTGCAATTTTGCCACAAGGTCAAGATACGGTTGCGACTTCGTTTTGAAGCTGCTTATGTTCTTGAACTCATTGCTGATGTTCTCCCAATCGAGAGCGTCCGACACTTTTTCGAGCTGCTTCTTGTAGGCATTCTGCGCCACCTCCCATGTGGAGTATTTCTGATGTTTCTGTACCCAGTCTATCTCGAACGACAGTTTGGACTTCTGTTTCGCCAATGAAAGACCAGCCCAACTGTCCAGCTTCTTCTGCACGGCTTCATTAACAGCTTTTGCCTCCGACATAGAGAACTGACGTGCCACCTGCATAGGATTGTCGAGATATGAGTAGGAGAGGATTTCCTTTCCGACCGCTTTCAGCTTGCGAGCTTCTTTGAGTATGGTTTCAGTATTGCCGCCGCCGAGTGCCTTGCGCAATGCCGATGTATCAACGTCAGATATACCGTCCATGTACGACAATATACTCTGGCCATACTTGCGTGTAGCCCTACGCTCGTTCCATGCCTTGCGTATGGCTGCTTCCTGTTCAGGTGTCCTGTTGGCATGGCGTATTTCTGCGTTACGCAAAGTCCAACGCCGCTTGATGTCCTGTATCTGTCCGGGCGTTCTTGCCGCATGGCGTTCTTTGGCTGTTTCCAAAGCCGTAGGGGGATTGATAATCCTGTCTACGGTCTTCTTGTTGTTCCTGATGAAATAAGGCAGCGTACCACGTTCTTTTGCCTTTTCTATGCGCTCTGCGTTGTCTATCGCCCAAGACTTGAAGTTCCCCGGCATGTCGGCAATGACTTTCCCCGAAATGTCGTAATCCTCTCCATTCAGTTTCGCCTGCTGCATGGCCATCATATCCTTTTCGGACAGCAATATGGGTACTACATAGCAGAAGCATTGCGGATGCCACCCGTCAAAGACAAAGTTCTTCGGGTATCTTCCGGCCAGCGTGTCACAGATATCGGTCACGGGATGGTTGCGTGACAGGTTTATTTCCTGACCAATCACGAAGTCCATCTGTTGCCAGCGTGTGTTGTCAGCCCTGCGGTATGCGATGTTGGTTTCTGTCCGGGCAATGCGCATGGCGTTCTTTGCGGACGAGCGGTAAACGCCCTGTCCCGGGTGGTATGCCTTTGCCGCTTTTGACAGTTTCAGGTTGCCTTTCTCATCACGTATCCTGCGGAACAGCTTGTCGGGATTGTTCAGGTATTGGCGCACGTATCTCGATATTTGGGATGCGCTGTCACCGTCTCCTATGGCCACGGTCATGGCAAGCTCCATTTCAGAGCGCAACTGCTTTACGGGTTGCCAAATGCGGTCTGACAGGTTAAGTCCGGCTTCGCTCCGGCTGATGAAAGCCTCCATAGCCTCCGTGTTGCGTTCGAACCACCCTGCGAAACGTTTGTCTGAAAGTATCTCCTTACCGAAACAGGATGCAGCAAGCTCATCGCAAGCGGTGTTCGCCTCGTCCCATTCAAGAGCGATGTCGTTCTTGATTGCGGCATAGACTGCGGAATGTAGGTTTCTGAGCCTATCCGAGACTTTCTTTGCGATTTTCTTCTGTTCGGAATAGCGGAATACCTCTCCCTCGTCCAAATGCGGTACAGAGGACGTTAAGGCAAGAATATCGTTCACCGCTCCGGCGAACAATTTCCTTACCTGTTCCGCATATCCCTCCGTACGGTTGAGAAGTGCGAGATATTCCTTTTTCCCTGTTTCAGTAGTCATAAATCAGTTATTCAGCAGTTGGTAATACTTCTTCCTCTGTCCTGTTTCCGAACAAATCCGCATTGGCTTTCTGCCGTTCCTCCTTTTCCTTTTCGATACGCTGCAACTCTTTCGCATGGTCTTTGACCAGCGGATTGAGTTCGACTGCGCCCTCCTGGCTGATAAGTCCGGCATCGTACATCTTGACGATGTTCGAGATGCATTCCGTGATGTCCTCTCCGAACGGCTCTTGGAACTCATGCCCGATCTGCAGTTTGGAACATTCCTCTTTCATGGAGATGTCAAGCACGTTCCCGATAATGGCTGTTATCAGGCTGGCCGTCCTGTCCAGCAGTTCATCGTGTATCTCCTTATGCTTTGAAGCCTTGATGTCGGCAAGCAGCATGACCGTACGTAACGCCTTGGCCGAAAGCTGCGAGATGCTTTTCATCGTGTCGAGACTTATCTTCGGCGTGAATGTCTTGGAATAGATTTGGTCTTGCAGCCATTCGATTTCGTCTTTCTTCGATTGTGGAGCGTTGTCCCATGTGAGGTACTTTGCAGCCTTGTCCACGCCGTCCTGACCTTTCGTGATGAGCAGCTTGTTGGCATCTTTCTTTTCAGGCAGATTTTTGACCACCTCCGCATCCATGATGGCGATAGGGTCTGCGAAGTAGTCGTTTGTATCAGCCGAGCGGCTGGCGATGTACTCCTCACGGTGTATCAGAGGCTCAACGCCTGCCCATTCCTTTTTCTGCTGGAACAGGATAATGGGGATTTTCCCAACGAGGTTTTCTTCTTCCTCCACCTCCCAGCCGAGACCGCCACGTACACACTTGTAGATGGTGTTCGGGGTATAGATGTCGAAATGATACTCCACTTTATCGTTTGCCTTGACGTAGTATCCCCAGCCTATGGAAATGATGTTCTCGAACTGGTCCCAGCGCACATAGATGTCATCTCCCTTGCTCTTTGCGAGAACACGTATCTGTACGTCAGGATTACCATCATAGTCCCTGAACACACGGAACAACATTGCGCTCTCCGTTTCCGCTCCGGCTATGCGCTTGCATTGGCGTATCTTGCTGTTGAAATGTGTATGCTTGATAACGTCCATAAACTTGTTGAATGCCTTATCCGTGTTTTCCGAGAGTTGAGACCATTTCACGGGACGACCGTACAGGAACACGAGCGAGATTTCGTTGATGTACACGGGGTACGGTACAGGCAGTTTCCATACAGGCTCTTTCCGTAGGAACTTGCCGTTCTTGTCCGTGATGATTTTGTCCTCACGCTTCATTATCTGATGCGAGAACGTGTCATAGTCCTTGATAGCGTCAAGGATAAGCTCACTTCTGTTGCTCATCGAGTCTATGACCGCACCGATGTCTTTGGCTTGCAACAGCTTCTCGAACTCCTGATTACGTCCCACGAGCTGATTGACGTAATTCCGAAATACATTAAAGTAATTCATAACTTGTTTTATTTTAATTGTTTACAATCCAAATGTACCTTTGCCGAGTGCGTCATAGTCTATGTCGTCATCATCGTTCAAAAGGTCGTTTATCGCATATCCGAGAATATCAACATACTCATCATGGGGTTGTGTAGGGAAACCGCAAACCTCTTTCAAAAACTCCTCATTCCAACTTCCCTCCACGATGTAGACCCGTCCGCACTCTATCCGAGGGGAAACCACACGCAACCTGACCTCCTTGCTGTCGTCAGGCGTGGGCGTTTCCTTGACATTGAGAGTTGATATTTCCTTTAGCATCTGAACAACGCTGATACCGTTCGCCTTTGGCTCGATATGCAGCTTGCTTTCATTCGTAGCCCCGTGTGATGTCATATACTCCGGAAGAAAGCGCAACAGATCCGGCATCTCTTTCCACACCTTTTGCGCATCCACGAGGTACACGCTATTCTTTATCCTGCAAGCAGCCAAAATGCCGCTTGGGTCGTTGTCTGTCCTCTGCTTCTTGTTGTAGGCGGTATCGAGATAGAAATGTATCGTTTCCCGAAACCGCAAAGCCATGAAGTCAGAGTAGGATATCCTGCGAAACCACTCATCTTTGACAATGTTACCGCCGTCCACTATCGGGGACTGTTCGTATTGTCCTGCGTAGCCGAGACTGCCGAGGTCTATTTTCGCTTCTTCCAGGACAGACCTGTTGAGCCTGATAGGGTCGAGAAGTCCGTCCACGTATTTGTCCCGAAGTTCAACGGGCTTTACCATGTCTGACAGTTCAGCAGGCAGACACACATGCCGTATCTTTTCGCCTTTGCGCTTCAACAGGTAGCCCGTAACGTCTTCCTCATGCAGACGTTGCATGACGGTAATCATCGGGGTGTTTTCCTTGTTTACCTTTCGTGAGGACAGCGTTTTCACATGCTCGTTAGCCTGTAATCTCAACGGCTCGCTGTCGGCCTGTTTCGGGTTCTGTGGGTCGTCGTTGATTATCACGTGGGCATGGAAGCCTGTAATGGTCGCACCTGTTGATGTGGCGTAACGGAAGCCTCCCTGCGTGTTCTCGTAGTGCTGCTTTCCCTGTTTGTCACGTCTTAGTATGATTTCAGGAAACAGCCTGCGGAACTTGTCGCTCTGAATGATGTCCTTTGATTTCGTTGCGTGCTCTATTGACAGACCACCCGAATACGAGTTTGTAATAGCCCTCAATGTGGGGTCGTTAATCCATAGCCATACCGGGAACATGATTGTGACGATTGTCGATTTTGTTGTCCCCGGAGGAATATTGATGATAAGGTCATAAGGTTTCGGCTCTCGGTTTATGATTGATACCGAGAGCTTCTGCAACTCATCGCACAGATAGGGTATGTGCCAGTTGTAAATGGGTTTTTCCGATATGATAACGTCCCAAAACATCTTCACGAAGTAGAAAAAACTCTTCCGGCACTCATCTGCAACGACTTGTATTCCTAATGCCGTATAATCAATGTTCCGTATCATTCAGCACCTGTTCCCCGATAGTTAGCAGGACTTTCCTCTGTTCCTCCGTGAGTTTGCTCAAATCAATTTCGGCGGCTTTCAGCAACGGTTCGCCGTTTGCCCCCGTATGCTCCAACCGCTCACTATATCCACGGTCTTTCATCTGCGTTTTGGCGTAGAAGATTATCATCGTGGTATCGCCCTCTTTCATCTTCTTCAGGATAAGGGCTTCCGCAAAGTCCTTCTGCAGTTCCTTTATGTCCTCCACCTTTTCGGCAAAGTCGCTGTCCTCCTTTAGCCACTTGTAGAAAGTGAAACGGGATATGCCAGCAGCCTTGCAGGCAGAAACAACGATGCCGGAACTTTTGTTCAGGGCATCAAGCACAACCTCCTTGTCTTTGGCTATGCGTTCCTGTATTGTCTCATTTGTTGCCACGTCTTTCCTCTAATTGCTGGTTTTCTTTCATTATGTCGCCGAGTATTACCCGGTATGTCCTTTTCTTCGGATCACCTGCGACAAGCATTTGGTAAAGCCTCTTGCAGGTTGCTGATGATGTGCGCTCATCTACACGGGCATACAGTTTCTTCGCTTCCTTGTAGCCCGGATACATGTCGGGGTGCTGGCTCGCTTTCTTCATCTCCTCTTTGAGCACGATGCGGTAATCCTTATCCTTGTCGAGGTCGAACTTCTGGTCCTGCTTCGTGCTTCGGAACATATCCGTGTCCCAATACAGCATCACGAGGTCGGCGTTCGGCTCTCTCCTGATTACACGTTCGTATAGGTCGGGATAGAACTCCAGCACCTTTGGCAATGTCTTGATGGTGTCGATAGAGAAAAACTGCGAAATACGCAGCTTATTCAACGCCACACCAACTTTGTACAGGTAGATGTAGGTCATCGGGATTTGAAGCCCGTACAGCTTGATGTAAAGCCATACATCGCTGTCTTTCCAATCGTACATGGGATAGATGAACGGACTTTTGTCCGTCTTTAACGATATGGCCGTCCTGCGTTGTACGCTTTCCGCCATACGTAGACCCACCATCTGCGGTACTTTCTTGAAAATCTTTTCCCCGAAGTACTGATAGGTCATGCCCATTCGGAAATCCTTATGGTTGCGTATGGCGAACTTCGGCATGGGACGTACCCAAACGCTTTCCTTGCCCGGCTCCCAGCAGATGAAACTTTCATCATTCGCCAACTTGTTGCAGCAGTTGTAGTGCTTTATGGGCAGACAGAACCAGTAGAACCTTGCTCCGAGAGAGAGGAAACGAGACCTCCAATCCTTGACTATCTCCTCCACGTCAGGGTATATCGCTTCCTCATCGAAGAATATCACAATCAGACGGGAGAACGGTATGCCGTATTTCTGCATCGTCTTGACAACGATGTCAGCCATACAGATACTGTCCTTGCCGCCTGAAAAGCTCAACGCAACGAGCTTGTTGTTATTGAAGGCTTCGAGAACCCTGCGCTCCGCCGCCTCCACGACCGAAATATTCAACGTCTTTTGGAACATAGGCTATCCACGTTTGATGATTGTCGCCTTGCTGAATGTCTGATGCCGCTGTGTTACGAGCTTCAGGAATGTTTCCCGGTCTATCTTTGAAAGACGGAAGATTTCCTCACGGCTCATGCCCAGCTTCTTCGATATTTCGTCCACCGAAAGCCCCTCATCGAGAAGTTTCTTGACGATGTTCTCCATAGGCTCAAGCAGGTGCGTACCCCTTGCACGGTTGAATGTCACAGTTCCGGCCATGTCGTCCGTTGCGTTGTCATGCGCAACAATCACGACCGGAATTTTACCGCCGAGCAATGTCTTCAACGGCTCACGCCCTGACACCATCCAACGGTGGAAACCGTCTATGATAGTGTAGTCTGGACGTATCACGATAGGGAAACAGAAACCGTTATTGAGAATACTCTCCGTAAGCAGTTTCAGGTTCTTTTCAAGCACCTTGTTAGGGTTGTAGTCATTCGGCTTGACCAACTCACGGTCTATGAACTGCAAGTTCCGCAACGGGGCGAAAAGGTCTTTCTGCTGCTTGCTCATAACGTAATCTCCTTTCCGCAATGAGGACAAACCATAGTGCGTGCTGGCTGCATCCCGTTGTCGATGTCCTCAAATTCATCTGTCTGTTCCTCCTGTTTCTCCTGCGGTATGCTGTCTACGGACTTTTTCTGCGCTGGCTGCGTGAAGTCCACGCCCATGTTGTCCGTAGATACCTCGTTGATGATTGCTTCCAAGTAATCATCCGTGAAGCCGATGATACCTGTTTCCCCAATCTCACGGATAATGTCCTCCACCTTGCCGAAATTGATGTAGGACAGGGATTGGATTTTGTTGTCCTCCAAAACGAGCTTCATTTTCTGCTTGTCGGACAGACCGTGCATGACAACCACGTCCGCATCCGTGCGGCCGAGCTTTTCGAGTGCGAGCTTCTTACCGTGTCCGCAGAGTATCTGCATCTTCTCATCCACGATAATAGGATAATACTGCCCGTATGTTTCCATACTTTGGGCGATAGCCTTTACCTGTTCCTCCGGATGGATGTTCGGATTGTTGGGGAACTCTTTTAATTCCGTAACCTTTACGGCCTTTCTTTCCTGTGTTACTTTTGATTTTGACATATCATTTAGCGTTTAGAAATTGTTTTGCTGATTCGATGTATTGAGCCGCTTCCTCCACGATTTGAGGTGCAATCCCATACACCTCCTGCCAACCGTTCTGTACAGAGCCGCACCATTGCCGTGCAGCCCATACACCCGTGCCAACCGTGAAGCCGTTTTTCCAATCGTAGATAGGCGGCATGTTGCGCCCCATGAAGTAGTGTATCACGGCCAGTACCTCCTCATGCTTCCAATGGGAGATAGGGGACAGGCGTGTGACCCCGTTCCGGTCGGTGTAGCAGTTCTGACCCTTGCTGCCCGTATAGTTGCCGTCCTGCGTGCGCCTGCCGAGACAGATGACCTCCAAATGCTTCTCCTTGAAGAACCAAGCCTGCGCCCGATGCTGTATGATGTGAAACCATTGTGCCGCTTTCTTGCTGTCGGTCGGAAAAAGCATATCCTGATGCTTTGCGAGCCATTGCAGGTCAAGTTTGGCGTTGTCCCATACTGCAAGACCTTTCGGGCTGTTCTCTTTAATCCAAGCCAAGAATTGGGGGTATTCGAGTTTTGAGGCTATGCCGATAACGCAGTCTGTAATACCAGCCTTTTCACAGACGTATTGCAGGGCAAGGCTGTCCTTTCCTCCGCTCCAAGCGTATCCGGCTCGTTTGCCTGCCGTCTGCTTCCTGATGTCGGCTACCGCATGATCCACGAGAGCCTGTGCCTCTTGTCGGGACACGAGACTTTCTATCTCGTTCCAAGCCTTGACGAAATCGTCATTGCTTGAAGTCTGTTTCTTTCCGATTATCTGTTTCATGTCCTGTCAGTTGAAATTGTACGCTATGTTCACGCCGATAGTCTCCATGCCGCCGTCATATTTCAGCTGAAACCAAAGTTCAGGCGTGAGTTTGAAGCGGACGTTCGCTATCACTCCGGGCATTGCCCTCATGGAATATCCCACGTTGAACACAAGCCACCTGTAAGCGTAACCGCCCACGACCTGCAATCGGTCGCCGTCACAAAATCGGTCGCCGTTGAAAAGGTTGTCCCAAGTAGCATCCACCATAAAGCCCAAAGGCAGCTTTACCGTTCCCGATAAAGTCTGCCTGTATTTGTTGGCTTTCCAGTCATAGATGTTACGGCTCAATATGTAGAAGCGGTCGGCGATATTGAAGTTCAGCCATATTGCCGGAGAGAACGCCTGCGTATTGAAGTTGTACTGTGCAACGCCTGTCACGTTGAACCACTTCGCCACGTCCACCCTGTAGCCTACAAACGGGTTGAATGTAGCCGAACCTCCGTCATAGGGCTGGCTCAACGAGAGCCAAATCCTGTACTTTGTCGGTTGTGTGATACCGTCATAGACCTGTGCCTTTGCGGTCGCCATTACCAGCAGAGCCGCTATGAGTAGTAGAAATCGTTCCATCATTCCAATTTTGAATTAGTATAAATTGAGGTTTCTGTTCACAGTCGGTTTGTCTTTCATCACTCTGGCCATGATGCCCGATGTGCAGATAGTGAGCAGCGACCCTGTGAGGATGAGCGGAATGTTGCCGTGCAGGTTTCCGTATGCGAAAATCGGAAGACCTATAATCAGGCTGGCCATGATACCGTAATACAGCCCACGTTCCGACATCTTCCTGCCGTTGATGGCAAAGATTGTCGGGAGCATAACAGAACTTCTCAATGTACCGTAGAACAGGAACAGGTAGGTAATCGTTATGCCGGGAATGTTGGCAACCACGATAGCCAATACCGTAACGGCAACCATAGCGATACGGGCGATGTCCACCGAACTGAGTATGCGCTTTCCTATGCGTATCGCTCCGAGACTTCCGTTCCCGAACTTATCTGCAATCCTCATCGAAACGTCATGCCCTGCGATTGAGGACACGGCGCACATGATGCTGTCCACGGTTGAGATGAGACCTGACAGGATAAGCAGGAAAAATAGGTAGAGAAACCATTTCGGGGTAAAGGCGATAACAGCCCCTACATTGACAAGCTGCGTGTCGGCAATATCCAAACCTGCCCCCGATGCGAAAAAGCCGAATATGGACAGGGAAACAGGCACTACGGCGAATATCAGAGCCGCAAGCAGCATCGTATTCTTTACTTTGTCCTGCTTCACACAGAATACACGCTGCCAAAACATCTGGTCGCCGAATGTTCCTGAAAGCAGTCCTATCGTGGTCGGTATTCCGAAAGAGAGCATCACGGCGATGCCGTTCTTGTCGAACAGGTTGCCGAAATCGCCGCTGATGCCGCCCAAACCATTGACAAGCGTATCAAATCCGGCGTTCGATGTCATGATAGGCAGTCCCATGAGAAGCACAACCACGATGAAGCCCATTTTTACGAAATCGGTCGTGATGCTTCCTCTGATACCGTTCGTAAGCGAGTAGAGCAGCGGTATTACTGCGAGCAATACGGTCGTCCAAAAGAAAGGCAGTCCCGTAATCTTGTGGAAGATTGCCGCTCCGGCCAAAAGCTGCACCGCCATTGAACACACCTGAAGCCCGAAACTCTCTATCAGGAACATGTTGTGCGCCCTCTTGCTGTACTTCTCCCGTATGTAGTCCGAGAACGTCCATCCGTTAGGTCTGAGGTTACGCATCTTCTTTGCAAAGAATGCGAACAGCACCAGCGTAAGCACGTTCGGCACTACGAACCAAAACACACCAGCAAATCCTTGCGTATAGGCTTTCTCCGCCGCCGTGAACATGGACGGTGCCCATACCCACGTTGCCGCCATTGAAAAGGCTGTCAATACCCACGATGCCGAACGGTCGGCCACCAAAAACTCCGATTTGGTCTGTTCCCTCTTCCGGAGCAATGCGATGATGCCGACCATTGCAAGGAAATATCCGATTATCAGCATCAATCCGTCTGTCTTACTTAAAATTTCCATGTCGTTTTTTGAAATGTTAGATTTGTTAGTCCGTGCAAATATACTAATAAAGCGTACTTGTTAGGTACGCTTTAAGCCAAAAAAAGAGTTTTTACCTCAAATAATCATTCACTTGCGCTATAAAGCTCTCGATAGAGCGGCACAAAATGTACTTGTAGCCAACATTCTCAACCGACTGCTGCCATGCTTTTTGCGAGTCACGCTGCCTACCGTCCACCGTCTTCATCTCGATACAGAGACCGTGATATCCTTTGGACGGAAGAAGCAACAGCAGGTCTGCAACTCCAGCCGTCACACCTTCGCCTTTCATAATCTTTGCCTCGAACTTTCCACGCTGACCGCCGTTCGGTACTGCGAACAGGTTTAGGGCGAAATGTGGATATTGAAGCCGAAACCATTTCACGCAAGCTGTCTGTATTCTGCTTTCGTCATGTCTCATACGTCACGCACCTCCTTTCAGAACGGCAAATCGTCATCATCTGCACCTTGCGAGCTGCCGCCTCCCGAATAGGTGTTCTGCTGGGGTTGTGGCTGGCCGTTGTCCTGCCTGCGGTCGAGCATCTGCATGATGTCCCCGTGAATTTCGGTCACATACCGCTTTACACCGTTACGGTCGTCATAGCTGCGTGTCCTTATCTTTCCCTCGACATACACCATTGAGCCTTTATGCAGGTACTGCCCGGCTACATCTGCGAGCTTTCCCCACAATACGATGTTGTGCCATTCTGTACGGTCGGGTACGGTGGTCCCTCCCTGTGTGGTGTAGCCCTTTTCAGTTGTCGCTACGGAGAACGATGCGACCTTTGTACCCGTCTGCAGGGTCTCCACTTTCACGTCTTGCCCTACAAATCCGATTATCGTTGCCTTGTTGATTGAAGCCATTGTACTACTAATAATGTTTGTATTTATATTATATATTATACTATACTATCCTCTACTGACTTGTTAGTATCAGAGCCGTAGCGGAACGGCGTAAAGTGTATCACGATACCCGTAAACAGCTTCTTTTCCTGTGGCTCTCTGCCGAAAAACCACTCCTTGAAGTCCTCCAAAGGCAAACCGTCATTCGCTGCAAGTTGCTCTACATTTGCAACCTGTTTGCCGTCTATTGCCGCTTTGAGCGTTTTCGTGTCAGGGTCGTATGACATGGTTATACGCTGGCATCCTATACCGTTGCCGTGTATCTGGAAGATTTCCTCCTGTGGCGAGTTGTAGGGGCGTGCGCTCCATTGACGGACGGAAAGGTAGAACCCTCCGCCATCAATCTTGCTGATATTATGCTTCCACCTTGCAAAGTTTGCCCGGATGGTGTGTATCTTGCGCCCCTTTACAACCGTGCCGTCAAGCTCCGATACCGTTTCCTGACAGCCGTTGAGCGTGTTGTTCAGTTTCTCCCTGAAGTGGGTAGGCTCTCCTTTCCTCGAATGACAGAGGGGAAAGCGTTTCGATAGTGTCAGAATGATTTTCTTCTTCATTTTCGTATTGGTTTAGTTTTGTTCGATGTATTCTACTAATTCGACCCCAAGCGGATGAAATTTTTTCAGTCCTGCAAATACGAGACTTGCGCTCATCCCACTATGACCTTGTTCATTGAACATTTCAAGACACCGCTTTAACCTGTACTCCTTGTTTTTTTCGTTTTGATTGAGAACCTCTATGAGTTCAAGCCAGCAGTTAAGTTCCATTCCATGATACAGGTCTTTTAATCTGATTGGGACAATCTTATCCCAATATTCAAGATGTTCTTTCGGTATGATACCTCTTGCACGCTGTCGATATTCATCAATGAGTTGCGGTATCTTCGATTGAAATTCTGCTTCTTTCTTTGCAATACACTCTTGCTCTTCCCTGACATGTTCGTCAAATTCAGATTTATTTTCCCCTGTTACTTTTATGAATATGTCATCGATAGTGTCAGTAGAGTAAAGAGTTTTATCATTAAATACCCCATAGCATGGGGCGTTCTTTTGTAAGTCTTGATAAGCCTGTTCAAGACTCTCTCCAGCATAAAATTCTATCTTATTCATTGCCTATATTTTTAACTGTTTATTTCCCCTGTATTGAATTATCGTAATTCGGATAATCAAATATATTCCCTTGATACGGTTGCGCCTCTGAACGCCCAAGAATACCCTCTACACGGGTTATCTCATCGTCTATCTCTTTCTCCAGCTGCTTGCTCTTTTGGAGGGCGATTGATGAACGGTTCTTGAAGTATTCTTTCTGCATCCGGCGCATCTGCACAACCTTGTCGTAAAACTCACGTGGCTTCATAGCTTAATCCCCATTTTTGCCCGAAAGTTCCAACCGTGCTATGGTTTCCAACTCCCGTAAATCTTTCTCCAGCTTCTCACGTTGTTCGTCCATTACCTTTACGCCTATGGCCGGAGAAATGTTGAATACCCTCATTGATGATGCTATCCCGTCAGGTATTCCGAGCTGCATACCTTTACCAAATCTGCCGAATTGGCTGTCAGGTATAGGCTCATGTCTTTCTGCTTCACGCTTCCTTACCTTTTCAACTTCTTCAAGCATTTCTTCCTTGAGCTTGTCTATTTCCTCGATTTGCTGGTAGCAGTTGTAAATTCTGCGTGCTGTTTCTTTTGTAATCATTTTCTTTCCTCCTGTATTTGTTTGATTTTTAATTTCATTCTTTCTTCCGCCGCCTGTACGTTGGCTATCTTTGTTGCGAGCTTCTCACGGGCTTTCTGCAGATCCGTGTCGGTATTCTCATCAAAGAACAGGTTATGCGCCCGGTTGTAGGCTACATATTCCTCAATCCTGCGCCGAACCTTTGTAACCTGTGCCTTTGCCGATATGAGCCGATGCAAATCATCGTTCAGCCGGGTATCCATTCCCAAACGCTTATCGTAATAGCTCGTGTAGCATCTGATATTTCCTTTCGGGTATTGGCATACGAACCTCGACTTTCTCCACTCGATTACCCACCGCCTGCGCTCGTACACCTCGCGGGGCAAATCGTAACAGAACAGGCGTTCGTAATTGCATCTCCCGTCTGTGCGCTCGATGCTGATGAATACCCAATGCTGTACCTCCAGCTCTTTTTCTGCTTTCGCATAGTCCTTTGCCAGCTGCATGAAATCATCTATACGTTCCTGTGCCATTGCCTAATCGGTTAGTGTAAATAGTTCAAGTTGTCGTACAGGTTCTTTATAGTCTCGATGAGCCATCAGATAAGCCCTCCGAAGTTCGGTTTCTATTTCATCAAGGACTTTCTTGCTCACATTATTGCGGTCTGCGTTCCTGTTTACCAGCAGAGCCATATCCAAACTGCCGTTTATCCGTTTGTCGTCCATGAATACAGAATACTCCGTGAACATCCTGTTGGAATGTTCCGCATCCTGCTTTTCGCCATCCGTCTGCTTGCGTATGTAAACCGTCTCCTGAAACTTTCCCACAGTCCTCAATGTCCTTTCTTCGCTCTGTCTGTCATTCTCGAAGATTACGGATATAGCCTCTTTCTTCCGGATTTTGTTCACTTTTGACCACCCGTAAAAGACACGTAGGTTTATGTTCTGAACCTTATTGCGTTCCTTGCGGTGCTCGCTGTCGAGAATGAAAAGACGTTCACGTAAACTATACATTTTGACCTCCTTTCTTCAATTCTGCTATAAGCAAATCTGCCAATTCCAATGCGTTGTTTACCGTAGTCTCAATCTCAATCCTTGTGAAACGATCTGCATTGAGTGCAACGCCTCTGACTGCTTCTTTTGCTATCTCGTATCTTCGCTGTTCCCAGTCTATTTCCTTTGAGAACTCCAAAGCGAACATCGGGAACTTACGGCCATTCTCTGTCTCGTAAAATGCCAGCCGGGAAGCAAGCGGTTCACGGCAAGGTCTGGCCATAACAGTTTCTCCTGTATCTTTAACCACGACTTTCTGCATTTCGGCACGGTTCTCCGTGTTTTTGGAACGGTTTTGCTCCTGTTTGGCACGTTCCCTGACCATTTTCGTATGTTCCGCCACGCAAGCCTTGCACCTGCGTGGATATGATTTGCTGAACACTGAAATGTGCTTTTCCTGTCCGCACACCTCACAAACTTTGTATTCTGATTTATCCATGATTTATGCTCCTATTAAGTCAAACAATGTCGGTGCGGTAACCTCCTGCTCAATCTCTTTCAGGTAGGAAATACCGTCTCTCCAATAGTCATAGTTCAGTTCGGTAGAGAGACCTCTACGACCCATCTTCACGGCGCAGTACGGCACCGTCTGAATACCCCCGAACGGGTCAAAAACAACCTCTCCCTTGTTGGAATACCGCTCGATGAGCCTTTCCACAATGTCAAGCTGCAACGGGCAGATATGGTTCTGCTTTTTCTTCTGTGACTGCTTCGTGTTCAGGGTACGCATTCTTACCACATCGTCCCAAATCCAATCCTTTTTGCTTACCGGATCAACCGCCATGAATGTCTTTGGCAACTTGCCGTAAGCCTCCAGCTCCTCCGCAAAGGCGATATGCTCCTCATAGTTGTAGATATGCTCGCTCTCGTACTTCCTGAACAGGGAACGTATCTTATCTATGCCCAAGCCTTTCATATCCTCGAAACTCAAAAGAGAGTTCCCTGAAGACTTCCAGCTTGCGTGCGCATCAATCTGCCAGCGTGCCAACGAATAATCCTCTTTGCTTTTCTCCACACGGCAATCCGCATAAGCCTTTGAAGTATCGGTAGGCAGCTTGCGGAACAGAAGCACGTATTCGGGACACCCTACGCCCATTTTCGAGCCGTCCTTGCGCATTTCTCCATAGCCCAAGCGGTACGTCTGGTTATTCTCCCTTACCACGTCTGTATCGACCGTTATGCGTCCCATGTATCGGAAGCCGTGCTTCATGTAGTGGAACACGGCCATGTCGGAAAACGGGTCTATGGTAGGCATTCCGTCCCCGGTTGCGTTGCCGAACAGTACACGGTCTTTCACATGCACGCACAGAAGTCTGCCCGGCTGTAAAATCCGCATCAGTTCGGGAGTGAGATAGTCCATCTGTTCAAAGAACTTCTCGTTATCCTGATTATGCCCGAAGTCGTTGTATGTCGGCGTGTACTCATAGTGGTTGGAGAACGGTATGCTGGTCACAATCAGACCGACCGAGTTTTCCGGCATGTTCTGACACTCCAGCACGTTGTCGTTGTTTATCGCCCTCCACATCTTGCCCGACTGCTCTTCACGCTTGGAGAACATATAGCGCATCATCTTCTCCTCCGCCTGCAAACCGAACAGGCCGTTCTCCCGTATGATGTTAGCCATGTTCTCGACCATGTTGTTATGCTGTGCCCACTTCTGCATGAATGACTTAAAAATTTCCTGTTCGCTTTCCGCATACACCAAATACAGCTCAACGGGGTATTGCTGCATGAAACGGTGTATGCGTGCCACCGCCTGAAACTTGTCGTTGAAACGGTAGTCGATGAACATTATAGCCTTGTGGCAATGGTACTGGAAGTTCAAGCCCTCTCCGAGCATTTCAGGCTTTGCGGCAAGGTATTTCAGCCGTCCGTCCTTGAACTCCTGTATAATCCCGTCCGCTTCCTCATCGTCCTGCGAGCCATAGACCGCCTTGCATCCGGGAATGGCTTTGCACAGTTCGATACGCTCCGCCTCCAAGTCGTGCCACAAAAGGAAATGGTCGTCCTTATTCTCTGGACGGTTGATAATCTCCACCACACGGGCGATTTTTGACGGCATACAGTCCCTGCGCTCACGTGCCGCATCCTGCAAGCTCAAAGCAGCCGAACGGAACATCATAGCCTGACCGTCCCTGTCCTGCATGGGTGTGGAGTTGTCCACATCTACCACTTCCTCATGCACGTGCAGTTCCGGAAGCTCATACCCGATATCGGGATAGCCCAAGTCTGACGGCTTCGTCAGGAACAATGCCCAAGTGCTGACCCAAAGCCAAAACTCCTTTTCCTTGTGTGGATAGAGCGTGAGGTTGTTCGCCTTTGTGCTGTCCCTTTGGAAAAACCTCGTAAGAGCCTGTCCCGTGTCCATTACGCCGAGATAACCAGCATAATGTATCAACTCCTTGTATCGGTTGGGAGACGGCGTAGCGGTCGCCACAAAGCGGTACGGCACATTGCTGAACAACGGCAGGAACTCCTGATAGGTCTTTGTCCCGAAGCCACGCAATACGCTCGCCTCATCCAAAGATGTTGCGGTGAAGTATGACGGATCTATGCGTACCCCGTCCTCCCCGTCACGGACACGCTCGTAGTTGGTTATCATTATTTCGGTAGGGCATTCCATTACCTCCTGCATGGTGCGAACATAGGTCACTTCCATGCCGAGATGTTCCTTTGCCTGATGCAGGAACTCAATCACTACACGCTTGGGGCAAACAATCAATCCTTTGCCGCCCTCATGCTTCAGGATTATACGGATGATTTCAAGCTGGGTTACGGTCTTCTGCATACCGAAGCTGCTGAATACAGCCCTGCAACCGCCCTTAACAGCCCAGCGAACGGTATCTTTGACGTGTGGATATAGATTTGGTGTCAGCTCATCCGTACTGACCTCGAAGCCCGTGTTATGGCTTATCGCCATCTTGTCTTTTAGAAATTCAATATATGGTTTCATCTTGTTGCCGATTTTAGAAGTACACGTTTGTCAATGCCTTGCCCTTACTCTCTATCTGATACAGCCCCTTTTGCGGTTCTGTCAGCTTCAGGTCTTCCACACGACCGAAGCGGTGGTAATTGTTGCACAAGTCCACTACCCACGATTCCTGCTTGTCCTTGTGCGGTCTTATCGCACGCCCTATCATCTGATAGTAGAGCGACAGGCTCATCGTGGGACGGGCGAGAACGACAGTATCGAGTTCGGGATAATCGAAGCCTGTTGTGAGCACCCCCACGTTGGCTACGACCTTTATGTCCCCGGCCTTGAACTTTTCAAGTATCTGCTCACGCTCTGATTTCGGAGTGGAGCCGGATACAATGGCACAGCATCCGAATGTCTTTTCAAGCCGTTCTGCCTCTTTCAGGAAGCGGGTAAATACCAATATGCCCCGTCTGTTCACTTTCAGAAGCCGCTCGATGATGTTGCACAGGTGCTGGTAGAAGTTCACACGCTTGTACTCGGTCAGTACCGACTTCTCGGAGTAGTCCGCACCTGTGGTGTTGTACCGCAGCTTCTTCATGTCAAGCGGGCTGAGCTGGAAATACCTCATAGGCGACAGGTAGCCCCGTTCAGACAGTTCGCCTATCTGTACGTGGTACAGGACGCTTGAAAACACGCATGGCCGTGTCCTCGTTATGAATTTCAGCATCGAGCCGAAGTCAAGGCTTGAATACAGCCTGTAAGGTGTGGCGGTCAGTCCCAAGACCTTGCACTTTATGGCTGTCAGGAAGTCCTTGTACATACCCTCTTTCGGGTTTACCAAATGGCATTCGTCTATGATTACGTACCTGAATGCCCGGAACAGCTGGGGATTGCTCTTTACGCTGCCTATCGTGGCGAAAGTGATCCGGCGTATCTCCTTACTGTTGAATGATGCCGAATACACGGAGCAGTCCCAGATGCCGTATGATTGAAGTTTGGCATAGTTCTGTTCCAAAATCTCCTTGCTCGGTTGGAATATGAGTGTGGGAGCGTCCAGCCGTGCGGCAATGTCGGCTATCACAAGGCTCTTGCCGCTGCCTGTCGGCAACACTATGATAGCGTTCTTGTTGCTGCTCCTGTCCTGGAAGAATGCCGTTGCAGCATCGCTCGCTTTTTTCTGATAGTCTCTTAACTGATACATATTATTCGTTGCGTTGAATGTTCTACCTGCGTGACCTGCCCTTAAGGTGTATCACGTTGTAGGTCTTAAATCTGTCCTCCAGCCGTCCGTAACCGTCCGCAAAGTATTCCTTTAGCTCCGATGCCGTCAGGTTGGTCGTTATGTGGGCGAATTTTCCCTGCTGCGCCCAAATCTCGTTTCTTGCGTGGAAGAAGTCCGTTACAAGGACTTTCGTATCCGTTCCGAAATGCAGATGAGTCTGTAACCCTACGTCATTGAGGCAGACGTTGAACGGCTTCCCCTCGAATGACTGCGTACCGTCCTCGTTGTAGGTGTATTTGTCGAGATGGTTGTGCATCTTATAGTAGTTTATCATCTGCGTTACCGACAGGTTCACAAAGGCGTTCGGGTTTCCCGTCCTTTTGAGGTAGTCGGCGAATACCTGCATGAGCATCGTCTTTCCTACACCGACCTCTCCGCATATCATCAGGTTCTTGTGTATCGTGTAGCCCTTGCCCGGGAACACATCCTCCGCTTTCTTGCAGTTGTTGAAGTAGTAGAGCATAAAATGTATGATGTCCCGGTTGTTGTCGTCGATTACAAACCTTTTGAACTGCTTGGCAAGCACCACATTACCACAGGTACACAGCAGGTTGCCGTGCTGCTTGAATACCGCCTCATCGGTCAGGTCGTCAAAATCCCTCCTCATAGTTACGTTCCATTGCTTTTGCAGCTGGAGCATTATTGAGTTTATCTTTTGTGCTTCCATACAGGTTGTTGTTTCGTTTCAGATATTTATCCACGCACCAGTTCAGTATCGCACGGTAATCGTTCTTGTACCGCTTGCCTGATGATGCCTTGTAGTTGTCGAGTATCTCTACGAGTTCCTTTGCGCCGTCCTCCCCGTAACTGCTCACGAGCTTTGCGTATTCCGCTTCCGTCATTCTGACAAATTCGGCGTACTGCTTCTTCTCGACAGCAGGTTTCGTCTTTTTCGGTTTCGGTTCAGGAGCAGGTTCTTGCTCCGGTTCTTCGGGCTTCTGCCCGGGTTCAGGCTGCGGTATCTCGTTAGCCTGCGAATACCGCCTTGCCATTCCCTTTTGTCCGGCGTTTGCCCGTCTCTCGCTCAATGACCCGTCACGGATCATCCTCTTTTGACAGAGCGTGTTCCCATCGATATGCAGACATCCGTTCTCTATAAGTTCCCGTAGTCCCATTTCGATTTCCTCCTGTCCGAAAGGAAGATGCCTTGACAGCTTCAAAGCGAACTTCACTATAAGGCTGTCCTCATCCGTGACCTCCTCCAAATCCTTTTCAGAGAGAGCGATTTTTCCATACTCGACCGACTTGTGCATCAGGCACATGATACGAATGTAGACACCGTGAGCCCTTGCCGAACATTCCGCAAGACGTTCGTCCGACATGAATGCGTCCACATACAGGGGCAGGAATGGTGAGTTTCTACGTGCCATTATCACAGTCTTTAGAAGCCCCCTCCAAAAGAGGAAGGGGCATTGTACTACATTCATCAGATTTCAAGAACTGCGATATCGGGTGCGACTTTGCGTATTCCATCGATTACCGTATCAATCGCACCGTCTTTGGTCTGTTCGGTCATGTCGTTGGCTTCAGGGGACACGAGCGTACAGGTCAGGTCATCCGGATTGAAATAGGTCTCACATTCGATTTCAACAGGCTTGCCGCCCTTGAAAATCGGCACTTTGATTGTGAACGCTTCCGGCAGGTTGCTCTCGATTTTCTGTGCGAGAAGCAGCCGTTTGTCCCCTTTGCGTAAGTCCACTTCGGCCTCCACATCCTTGTTCACTTTCGCCCTGAAGTTGCGGAGCAGGGAAACAAGCTCCATTGCGGTCTGCTTGTTGTCGAAATACGAGCGGTTCATCTTGATGAACTCCGACATCTCGATAGGGGTGCGGTACTGTCCCTGATTGATACCGAATTTCAGGAACACGGGGTGCAGCTGGAGCTGTCCCTTGATTTCCGTGCGGTAGTGGTTATTCTCGTCAATAACAAGCTGTATGCTCATCTCCTCACGATCCACCGCTACAAATGATTTCTTCTGTTCAATCTCCGTAATGCGCTTTTCAAGCCATTTCAGGGGCGCATCAAGCGTTCCGAAGATTACTACCTGTTGGGGTTCTTTCGGTTCAAGAGCGGCACCCGTAAGCACCTCTAACGTCTTTATCCCGTTCTCTACTGTAATGTTCAAATCTTTCGGTTGCATAATTTTCTGTTTTAATCGTTAGTTCCTGTTTTCCCTTTCGGGGTTTCTGTTCTCAAAGCCTGAAAGATTGTCCTGTTCCTCTCTTCCGGGCGCATCGGACGGCAGTCCACAAGAACGCCCTGTTTGTTGTAGAAACCGACCATCTGCTCATCGTGGTCACAGAACTTGTAGCAGTCCTCCACTACATATTCCGACTTGCTCTTGATGTTGGCGAGAAGTTCCTGTTTCTCGGTTTCCAGCGGCTTCTTCCGCAGCTTGAACTCATCGTTCGCCGCTTTCTTCTCCTCGTCAATGTCGTTGATGTCGATGACAATCTTTGAAAGGCGGTCTTTCATTGTTTCCATTTCCTCCGGAGTAAAGGCTTTCATGTAGCCTACTTCCTCTACCGTGTCCGCATTGTCGGAAAGCATCTGCATCCGTTCCTTTTCGGACAGGTCTGCGAATAATACCTTTTCCATTGTGTGAATTTTTTTAGGTTAGCCAAGATTGAAGTACGACCACAGGTCGATGAACTGCTTGCCGCAATACGTGGCGAGTTCTTCGCTCTTTAAGCAAAGGCGAGAGCCGAGGTACGCATACGCATGCGAGGGGGCGTAACGCGAGTACGCAGAGCCGAAGCCCGCAAAGTGTTCTGAAACTCGTCCTCTTACGTCCATCATACGGCGTTCTTTCTTTTCTTCATCGCTCATCTCGTCAAGCTCCTTTTGCGTATAGAGCCAAAACCAAGGATACCACCTTACCTCGTCTTTGGTAAACTTTGGCTCCCAGCCCTCATTGAGAGCGGCAACGACAATCCGTAGCTGGAGATACGCTTCAAGGTTCGGAGACAGATTTTCTCCTAAATTCCATTCTTTTACGAACGGGTGTTCGCTGCCAAGTTCACGGCAAGCGTCATTGAATGTCCTTACACGAGCCATGATGTTTTTCTGCTGGAACATATCCTTTCCGAATATTGCTTCAAGCATCTTTTTCGTTGCCTTATCCGCTTCGTTGTAGTTCTTGATAAGGTTCTCTTTTGAAATTTTTACTTCACTCATTGTTACTGAAATTTTGATGTTGTCCATAATTCTTTCTGTTTGATTGTTTCTTTCTCCATTCTTTGTCGGGGTCAGGTATTTCGGTATTCAGGAACTCACGGGCGAAATCCCTCACGTTGTCCACATAGGCCGAGAATGTTATCGTGTCCATGTTAGCGGTCGAGTGGGGAAACTCCACTATCTCGCCCGTCTGTTTGTTTACGGCACTCTCCTTTGTGAACTTCGATTTGCAGAACTCATGTACCTGTTCTATGTTGGTAAAGTCGTCCCATCCGGCATCTATCAGAGCATCGAGCAGGATAGGATAGACACACCCCCAAAGCCATGCGTTCTGGTCGTTACTCCGGTTTCCCCGGACACGCTTCACGGTCAGTATATAGATACCGTCAGCGCATCCCCTGAAAGCCTCGTAAACCCTACGCAGGTCAAACCGTCCGCCTTTCTTGATTACCTGTAAAATCATACTTCCTGACCAATCTGTTTTTCCAATGCCATACGCACGGCCTTGATTGCGTTCTCACGCCCTTTCAGACTTTCGATGTAGTCCACAACCTCCTGACGGCTTTCAGCCCTGTAATACCCCTTTCCCGAAGCGATAAGGCATGTTACCAGACCGTGCGTGCGTATGTGGTTGATGATTTTCCTAATCCGTACCTCCGTAACCTTGTAACCCTTGTTGCGGAGTGATATGCAGATGTGGCCGTTGCTTACTGCATTCGCCGCACCTGTCCTGTTCGCCAACCCCCTTACGATTATCGGCAGCAGGGTGCTTTTCTCGTAGCCGTTCAACGGACGTGTCTCGTTCTCAAAACCGTATAGCATATCAGTATGGATTTATTGAAAGGTTAAGCTCCAGCCCTGCGACCGCTGCATATACGGGCTTCCCTGATGTCTCCTGCACCTCACGGACAAACCGCCTTTCATCGCTGTTGCCGTTAGAGAGGTGTATCAGGACTATCTCGTTCACTCCCGACAGGTCGTTTGCCCTCAATATCCCTTTGGTCGTCTCAATCTCCATGTGCGAGTGTATCAGTCTCGGTTTCATTGACAGCGGCACAGATCCGGCCTCTATCTTCGCATCCAAGATGTCTTCCGCATAGTTGGCTTCCAGCAGGATGTGGTTCAGTCCCGGTACTCTGTATTCGAGCATCATCGTGTCAGTCACGAAAAGCATACGCCCCATGTCCTCATGCTCTATGATGAAGCCCACGCACGGCACATCGTGGCAGACGGGCATTGCAAAGACCCTGAAGCCTCCGACAATGTAGCCGTGCATCGGTTCAATCTCTTTCCTGAACGACAGCGAGTCGATGCCTTTCGCCCTGAACACGGACGGGAGAGCGAGTACCGTGATACCGTTTGAGACAAAATCCCTGATGTATTTCGCATGGTCATTGTGCTCATGGGTTATGACAGCCCCGACAACCTTTGAAAGCTGCCATTTCAGGGCTTTCTTCACTTCGGAGAAGCGTACCCCTGCCTCGATGATTAAAGCCTCCTTATCGGTCTGCAATACATAGCAGTTGCCGTTGCTGTCACTCCCAAGAACATTCAGTCTCATAGCTCAACCCTCCATGATTGATTAATATCCCGGACCGTCTGCAGGTTCTTCACTCGCAGCCGGAGCTGGTGCAGGTGACTGCGCCGGAGCAGTATTTACAGGCTCGAACGTGGTGTCGATGTTGATTACCTGTGCGTTCGCACCGTCAAGTACCATGTCCCGGTTGCTCATCGTGTCGTCGTCAGCGGCCATAGCACCCTGCATCTCGATTGACAGATAGCCGTACTTTGAGAGCAGCCGCCTGATTACGGTCTTCAATGCCATGTCGTTGAAGTTACCCTCCCAGCCGACTTTCTTGCTCACTACCGATGTGTTGGCAAGCTTCTCCAGCTGCTCTATGGTAGTCTCTTTCTTCACGGACGGGGAGTAGCGTTTGGCGTATGATGCCATGTCGTGGACGGTCATGTAGAGCGTCTTTGCAAAGCCGTTCAGCAGCTCGAAGTAGCAGAAGTAACCAGCAACCTTGTCCGATGTCCTTTCGCCGTCAAAGGCGATTTCTCCGGTCAGCTTGTTTACCTTGCGCACCTCTCCCTCATATACCAAATCGGCGTTGATTGTGCGGTACTGTCCCGTACGCATTGCGAGCTGGATGTAGCCCTTGTAACCGGGCACGAATGTCGGTGTAGGAACTTTTACCCATGTCCCGTCAGGCTGCTTCACGTTGTTGTTGAATACCACGATGTAGGCAAAGCCTAAAGCCCTGTTTATCGGCAGGTTCATCGTGGCGGCTTTCAGAGCCTCTGCAACCACCTGATTGGGGTTGCAGGTCTGCAGCTGGCTGTCGCTGTTGTAAAGGTCGATGATTGAGGTCACGAATGCGTCCTTATGGTCTTTCAGGACGTTTGAGAACTGCTCCTGAATTGACGGAGCGTGAAGAACGCTTTTCAAAAGCTCCACTTTCGGGTTTACTCTGCGTTCCGTTACTGCGGTCGTCTGACCGTTGCCCTGCGGTGCAGGGGATTGATTTGGATTGTTCATGTTGCGTTGAATTTATTTGTTATTGACTGCGCCGAGTTTCGCCGCCTTGTCGGCTACGCCCTGCAAAAATTCCGTGTATTCGGACAGGTAGAAGCCCTCGTGTGTCTCTACCACATTTCCGTCCTGCTTTACTTCCACAACACCCGTTTTGAGGTTTACGATTACTTCAACCCGACCGCCGGGCATTGTGTGGATCATCAAGCTGTCCGCTGTCTCGAAGCGTGTTTCCCAGTTGTACCTTTCCATACCGCTATTCGATTACAAGTTCCTTGTCGGTGGATACTACGAGCCGTATTTTCTGTGACTGTGTAGGTAGCAGCTCGTTCACGCTTTCCGCATTGTCGATGAATATCGGGGCATACACTCCGTTTGAGCCGCATATTGCGTTGATGATGTCAAGTCCGGCGTTGATACGTCCTGCATCGTTCAGGTCAGAGAAAGGCACTCCGTTCACGGTTGCTTCACAGGTCTCGACCTCTCCGCCGTTTATCTGCGTGTCGAACATCTTGAACTTGACGATATGGAACATGCCGTTGATTTTGCGCTCTACGGCTTCGATGCGGGCTTTTGAGAACGATGCGATAGTGAACTCTATGCCCTCCAGCTCCGCAACCTCCTGCGACTGCTTGCGCATCATGGTTTCGAGTTCTGCGATACGCTCGTTGTTGCGCTTGATGATGTCCTTTTTGGAAAGCATCTTTTTCAGTTCGTCAATGGCTGACTGTAACGTGCCCTTGCCCTCGACAAGTTCCGATGTGTCGCTTCCTGTGTCTGTGGCTGTCTCGTTCTCGATTTGGTTTTTGAGTTCCGTTTCCTGATTGCACAGGTCGATGTAACGCTTGTCGGCGGCTATTACCGACTCTGTTTCAGGTTCTACAAGCTCGTTCAGGTAAAGCGATGAAGACTTCTGTGTGTCAATCCACGCCCGTTTTGATGCGATGTTCACTTCAGCCTGCGCCTTTACTTTCTCTATGGCTTCACGGTTGGCCTTTACTTCAAGTCCTTTCTGCTTGTTCAGTTCCAAGCGTTGAGCCTTGTTCCGGCTGAATGTTTCCGAAAGCTCCTGCTGGCGGCTCTCTATCTCGTCCACCTCGAACCTGCGCTTGCAGGTAGGGCAGATAAACTCATCCTCGTTGAACGTGAGTTGTTCTGCATTTATGGACTTCCATTCGGCAAGCAGACTGTTTCGTGTCTCTGCAAGGGCTGCAAGCTGCCTGTCATATTCCTGTATTTCCGATTGGAGTGCGGCTATCGCACGTTCCTCGCCGTTGATTTTTGAGATGAGTTCGGCACGTGCGCTCTGCTGTCTGCGATAATCAGCAAGCAGTTCTTCCTTGATTTTGAATTTCAGTTCGGATTTTGCGGCGTAAATATCTCCTTGTTTCCTTATGAGTTCGGCACGTCTCTTGTTTGCTTCCTTTGCAGCTTTGGATGCGTCCAGCAACTGTTGTTCAATGTTGGCCAGCTGTGCGTTCTTGCTTGCGAGTTCGCTCTCGATAGCGTCCCAGTCCTCCGCTTCCGGCATGTCACGTTTGCGCTCGTCAATACGGGACGGTATCATGTCAAGTTCATTCTTGATCCGACGTTTCTTTGCCAGAATTTCACGCTTGTACTCCTCAAGGTTCTTTCCTGTCAGTTTTGCCAACAGGTTCTCGAAGTCCGGGTTACCCTGAGCTATTTCAGTATCCGAAACGCCTCCGGCCATCTGAATGAGCATCTGCCGCTGTACGTCCGCTTTCTGTTTCGTGAAATACAGGGGGTTGGTTATGAATTTGAAGACCTCTTCCGTGCATATTGCGGCTATCTTGTCGTTGTACTCCTTTACGGAACACGGAACTCCGTTATACAGACGCTCTTCCTCGTGCCCGTCAAAGACTTCTTCGGCAGAGCCTCTTTTCTTCGTCCATTTCTCGTTGTACCTGCGGCACAGGGTCACTTCCTCGCCGTTCACGAGCAATGTAACGGTTACCTCGTGAGGTATCTTCGGTATCGCTTTCCCGGTCTCATCATAGGTCTTGATACCGAAATTCTTTCTGTCCTTGCTGTCCTTTCCGAACAGTACCCATGTGAAGCCGTCAAAGATTGAGGTCTTGCCCAATCCGTTGTCTGCACTGATGCTTGTCAGGTCGCTGTCGAAATCGACCGTCAAATCCCTGATACCCTTAAAGTTCAGGAAATCCATTCTGGTAATGACTATCCGTTTACTCATAATGCGTTGAATTATTTGTTTTTAGTAACTATATATGTCGATGCCTTGCTGTCTATCTCCGCATTGGTCGGTATGCGGTCCTGAAGCTGCCATTCCTCTATCTCCGACTTCTTGAAGTACACCTTCTTGCCCTGCTTGTAGTGTGGTATGTTCCGGCTGCTTACAAGGTGGTAGATACGGCTCTTGCTCACGTTGAGCATCAATGCCACTTCCTCCACGTCAAGAACCTCTTTCGAGTTGAGACGCACGAGCTTTTCTATTCTGTCCAACTGTTCCTGCATAGTCACACCTCCTCATCTTCGTCAAGTTCGGGTATAAGGTTTCTTTTCTCCCAATATGAAGCGAGCCTGTAGACCAAATAGGCGGTGGCGAAGCCGATGCCTTTCGATATGATGAATGCGCTCCACCATGCTTCGTTTTCCGCTGGCTCGGACACGATGCAGATTAGTGAAATCATAGACAGGATGCCTAACACCCATATTCGCCAGTTAATAATCTCTTTTCTCATAGCTGTACCTCCTCTTTTGCCGGAAACAGGTGCTTCACGTCCACGTTGTACTTCTTTGCGATGATTGTCTGTGCGAGTTCGTCAGGCACTTGTCGGCCTGACAGCCAAAACCGAACTGTAACCTCGCTCCTGTGAGTGAGTTCGGACACGTCCCTGATAAACTGCTGTGCGGCAGTAGGCTTCCGAAGCTCCTCATCATACAGTTCTCTGAATGTCTTTTTTGCTGCCATTATGCTATTTATTTGCTTTTTTGCTTGCCTAATAAGTACGCTATGACTATATTTGCACGCAAGATTAAACCTATTGTTGCGATAACTTTTCCTATCGTGACACAAAGGTAAACAGTTTTATTGGTATAGGCAAATAAAATCATTGTTTTCTGCAAAGAAATTTGTGTGCCATTATGTAACGAATTGAATATGAGCGGCGAAGAAGTAAAAGAAAAACTCAAGCAGGAGGGCATAGTATTCTCGGAATTAGCCCGTTTGCTCGGTTACGATAGCGACCAGCGGCTGCACTCGGCATTGAAAGCCAACGATGTCAGGAGCGGTCTCATCGAGGATATTGCCCGTGCGATAAATAAAAGTGTTTCCTGGTTCTACCCAGAGACCACCAAAACTGTTGCTACGGACAACGGAATTGCTGTGTCCGGGAACGAGAACCAAATCACGGTAATATCCGAGAAGTTCATCAGCCTGCTGGAGAAGAAAGACGAGCAGATAAATCGGCTGCTCGACATCATAGAGGGTTTCAGAAAAGACAAGTGAGATATGGAGAATTATAGCAGATACGTCATAGACCTTTTGAAGCAGTCTTTCTCGGATTACATCGCTACCGGGGAAGTGGATGCGGAAAGGCTCACGGAAGCCCAAAAGAGGCTATCCCTTGAGCTTGACAGGCGCAAGGTGGGCAATTTACCATGCGATGAGTTGGAAGCCCTGTACGGGGACGTAATGTGGCTTAAAAGCGACTTGCTGGGGATATGAGCAGGAAGAGGGCATACAGACCGGAAACGGTGGCGGTAATGGAACGCTTCTTTCAGGCTCTCGATGCGATTATTGAAGCCAAGATGATACGTGGCGTGCAGACATACTGCAACGAGTTCGGGATAAACAAGCGGCATCTGTACGTCCAGCGGAAAGACCTGTTCAAAGGCTTCTTTGAAATCTATTGGATCATGCCGATGATACAGAAGTTCGGGGTATCTCCTGATTGGCTTCTGTTCGGCAAGGGCGACATGTTCAAAAAGAAGCGGAAAAAGACGGATAACGATACGGAACAATGAGAAAGGGAGAGCATGACCGCTTTCCCTTTTCTTCTCTTTTCCCCCATACCCCCTTATCTTATCTAAACCCTACTACTAACCTATATATACCTTATAGATATATTAT